TTAAGAAGTTACTTTCGGATTAACCCCTCCGTTTAATATCCATTTTACGACGGCTTCTTCTAGATAGGCTTTCGGGTGCGTTCTTATCGGCATTGGGAAACCAAATTTCTTTTGGTAAGTGTAAATTGTCTGCCGGGAAGATACTTTAAGACGCTGCATTACTTCTTTTTCTTCTATGAGATTTAATTGCTCGTTCATTACATGCCTCTCTTCTTCATTGCTTCAAGCAGGATGTCCTGCACTTCACGTTTAGAATTGCGCCGTTCCATCACCATTTCATCCATGGTGCCAACGGCAGTTATGTGGTGTATCCACACAGGGCGGTTATAACCGGCCTGGATCTGCCGGGTTGGCCCAATGCGCTCGATGATTTGTTGGTACTGCTCCAAGTCCCACCAGTGGGAGAAGAACACCAGAGTGTTTCCTCCGTCCTGCATATTCAGTCCGTGGCCTGCGCTTGCTGGGTGGGCGAACAGCACCGGGATTTTTCCCGCGTTCCAGTCACGTAGCGTTTGCGGATCGTCGTCCAGGTGGCGGCCTTTGGGAAACGCCTTCAACAACCGGGCAAGGTCGTGTTTCCAGTGGTAGGCGACCAGCACCGGCATTCCCCCCGATTCACTGATCACGCTTTCTAGCGCTTGTAGCTTCCCGTCATGTATTTCCTGCCAATTACCTTGGTCGTCTGTATAGATAGCGCCACTTGCCAACTGCAAACATTTCACCGTCTTGGCGGCCGCGTTCGGCGCTTCGATGTCATTACCTTCCAGCTCCAGAAACATTTCCTTTTCCATTGCCTGGTATTGCTGTCTAGCCTTGGCCGGTAGCTCAACGCGGATCACGTTGTGGATGGGCTCTTTGATATCGAACCAATCGGCGGCATCCAGGGAGATAGTCACATCAGCAAGCGCCGACTGTATTTGTTCCTGTGCAAACGGCCACGGTTCCAGCTTCGACCATTGCTGGCCGGGAAACTGAATGCTGTTGAACCAGCGCGACGTAAACGCGCCATATGTGCGGCCCAAACGTTCGCCCTGGTCAACGAACCAGGCTTGTCCCCATAAGTCGATCAGGCCGTTAGGGGCTGGTGTGCCGGTGAGATTGGCCCAGCGGTGGACATGCTTATGAGCCACTTTCGCCAGTGCTGCCGCACGCTTGCCCCCTTGCCGCAGCCGGAACGACTTTAGCCGGGTGCTCTCATCTGGGACCACGGTACCGAACGGCCAGCGGTTACCAAGCTGCTCAACCAGCCATACGAGGTTGTCATAGTTGATCGTGTACACGCTTGCGTTGCTGTTCTTAAGCGCGGCCAGTCGCTCATTTGCTGTGCCTACAATCGGTTGTACTTCTATGTTGCGTAGGTGGTCCCATTTGTCGGCCTCGTCGGGCCAAGTCGAACGGGCCACGCGCAACGGTGCCAGCACTAACGCCGGTTGAGTCTCGCTGCCTGCCATAAACAGATCTTCCAGCGCAGTGAGCGTCGCCACTGTTTTACCCATACCCATACCGGCCCAAACGTTCAAGCGGGGCGTGTCGTGAATGTGGGTGATAATCAGGTCTTGGTAGGGGCGGGGGGTAAATGTGCGTTGCACTTCGTTCTCCCTAATAAGAAGCCCCCGTACTTGGGGGCGGGTTGTTAGAACAGCTTATCGATATCTACGCCATACACGTCGATCCACGCTTGATGCGGGTAACACAAAGCCCGATCGTCGGTGTTAGGGTCATAGCAATAGGTGTCGAACAGATCGTTATCATCACACCAGCGCATTAAGCGACGATATCCGTACCATATGCCTGTTGCTCGCCAGACTGCGGCGGTAGAGGCCCATTCTTTGCTTGCGCCAAACCGAGCGGCCATTTCATCCCGTTCGCGGATTGCGCGATTGGCTATACGTTGATAGGTAGAATTACGTTGGCAGGCGGTAGCGGCTCGTCGGCTATCAATGTGTGCTTTAGTGCGAACTGCGTGATCACGCTCGTCAGTGAGCTGTAAGTTCTGGTCGGCTAAGTCTGCTGCTAACCTTAGAGCTTCGGCGAAGGATTGAGGTACCGGTGAGTTAACGGGTAACTGGTAGCCACCTGTCTGACGGATGGATGGTAGAACTTCTTCACACACCCAATCCTGCACTTTTTCAGCGGATGGTAATTTGCTTCGTAAAATGAGGCGGTAGAGATCTGGCTCTGTCAGAAGGATGATCCCTTTAGGGCGGTCGCCTAAACCTAATTCCTTACACTGTAGGAAATTGACTTTAATCAATGACTTACAATTATACTCTAACGCCTGGTGAGGTTTTTCGTAACCTAAAGCCTTTGCCACTTCGACGGCAAAGAACACTGGTTTACCTTCATGTAGCATGCCGCTGAGTGCAATATTAAGGCTGTCATTGCGAAAAACTACAGGCTTGGTTAAAGTGGTTTCTGACATATTTACTACTCCTTTGGTTAATGTGTTGCTGTAGACGCGCTGAAAGCTGCAACTTTCGGCGCGTTTTGCTTATTACTCCCACGGCTTACCCGCAGCTTCTTGTGCTGCCTGTTGTGCAAACTCAATCAAATCAAAAGCCAGTTGGTTGCCTGTATCTAGGGAGCTGAGAAGCCTTGCGGTTTCCAGCATATTCGCGATGTAGTTAAAGATATCAATGTGATGCAACTGCGTGATTTTGATCGCCATAACGTAACCCCTCAGTAGTTCTCACGGTGAGACTGAGTGTAGATTACTCACCGTGAGCAGTTGTTGTCAAGCACACCGTGAGGCATAATTTACTAATAGTGTTTTGAGGTGCGTTTATGAGCAGAGAAGATCCACAGTTACGAGTGCGTATTCCCGCTGCGCTCAAGGCTCAGTTAGAAAGCAAGGCGAAGGAAAATAGGAGAACATTCACTGCGGAAGTTATTGACCGTCTAGAAGAAACCGTTTACCAAGATAAATCTGTAGGGACTAGCGACGGTTTCGGTCGTTTAGTCGGTGATTACGAAGAACTACAAAAGTCATTCGACGAGTTGCAGGAAAAATACGACCGGGAGTATGGCCTGGAATGGGCCGATTCTAACAAAGATGAACTTCGTGAAGCTGTAGCAAAGCTTCAACAAGCCCTTAATCGGAAAGGGTAACCCCTTCGTCTTCTAGGCTTTTACGCAATCTTCGAATAACTTCGGCTGTGAACGTACGGTCATTCTTATTAGCTATAGTTTCGAGCGCATCCTTTAGCTCCTGGGGGATGCGTACTCTTAGTTGTGGCATTTCTCTTGCACCTTTCACAATATCCCCTCCATGTTTTTGCTATCGAGCACAACCACCGTAAAGCCCAAGGCCCGCAGCCGGTTGTGTTCGCGTACCTGATCCGGCCTTGGGGCTTCGCCAGGGGCTTTGCACTCAACGAAAACAGCACGGCCACCGGGTAACAGCACCAGCCTATCAGGAACGCTACGGTGTCCGGGGGAGGTGAATTTATACGCCGTACCGCCCGCCGCTTTTACCTGCTTCACCAGGTTGGATTCGATCACTGATTCACGGGTGTAGGCCATCTTTAAACTTTTCCCGCGCTATCTGAGCGATACAGAAATCAGAGCGGTTTTCGCTCCAAGCTTGGTTTTTGGTGTTACGTGATAGGCGACAGGCTTTAACCCATACCTTGGCTGCGCGGTGATAATCGCCGTCGCGCTCAATTTGGGCAGCCTCCCGCGCAGCCCGAAAATATAACGGGCTGTCATGGTTGCTAAATGTCATAGTGTTTTAAATTCCGTGGTTGGTATGAAACCCTCTTTCGACTTCCGCTTGTTTACGTGCATCTATAGCATCAGCTTTATCGGTAAAGGTTCCAAGATGAGTTTTATTTATTTGAGCGCACCATTTACCCGATGCACGATGAAAGTAAACGCCGGTTGTGCCAGAGCTATTATTTCGGCCCTTAGCGCAGTTTCTGAGGTTCTCTTGTTTTGTTACCAGTCTAAGATTTTCAATGCGATTATCTGACCGGTGATGATTAATATGATCAATTTGCTTTTCAGCAGATATTTCACCATTAAAGAGCACCCAGATGAGGCGATGCTTTAGATAGATTACGTTATCTAATTTCACTTGTTGGTACCCGTCAGGGTGCTTTGTCCCCGCCTTACGCCCCGCAAACCTACTATTTCGCATCAAACCGGTTCGCAGGCGCTTGAAGTGACTAGTAGGGCGAACTTTCCAGAATAAATCACCTTCTCGGTATTCAAAGCATTCATTGAGATACTTTCTTGTCATTTTCATGGCTAGTCCTTTCTATATCTCCCACCTTCAAAACCTCCAGCGTTTAAAGGCAAATTTTCCGCCCATGAGGGGACACTTGCTAGTAGTTCACTCAGGCATTCAGCAGAGTATTCGGGGGTATCGGGAGCCTCACATATAATTTCATCGTGGACTGTCAGCACAATGTCGTAGCCGGCAGCTTCAACGCCCGGCATGTTACCGGCCAGAACATCGCGGGCGGCTGCTTGCGTGACGTTCTCCACAAGTTTTCCGCCGTAGGTTTTAAGGCGCTGCCACTTACGACTGTAGGGATTGGTACCCATGTAAGAGATATTGCCGCCTTCGATGCCTATATCGGGGTAACAGACCGCCCGGCCAGACGGTAGGGCGATACGCAGCCAGGAGCCATCACGACGTACCTTAAGCCGCTGACATTGCAGCGTGACTTTGGGCGATGCTATCGCACGGCGCACGGTGTCTTCCAAGTCATACCAGAAAGGCACGGTAGCAATGTGAGCATTGCGCCACATGCGTTTAAGCGAATCGCAGGTAATGAAAACCCGTTCGTTTAGGCCGTAGGTTTTCTTCTGCTGGACAGAAGCACGCCACCAACTTTGCGCCTCACGCTGAATTGATAGCGGGATGCTCGGTAGGGCGGCGTCGGACAGTTCGTCAAGGTCAAGGCCATAGGTCAAGGCGAAGGTGACGAACGCCGCCACCCCACCGCCGTAGCCGAGGCCCAATTCCATCACCTTGCCGATCTGCCGCTGCCCCTTTGCCACATCATCTGGCGATATGTTGAAGGCTCGGGCATAGGCCAGTTTGTAGAGATCCGCGCCGGTACCAGCGTCGAAATCGCGGAACGCCTGCAGCTTCCATTCTTCCCCCGCAAGCCAGGCCAACACGCGCCCCTCAATGTTGCTTAGGTCAGACACAACAAGTTTTTTACCCTCGGGTGCCATGATGCAACCGCGTAGCGACGAGCTGACCACCTCCATTACGTTGGGGTACAGCAGATCAGCACATCCCATTTTGAGCGCCTCGATCCCCCGGTCTATTTGTTCCTGTTGGTCCGGTTCGCCTTGAGCGAACGTTGGGCGCGGGAGGTTTTGCGGCTGAAAGAGGCGACCAGCCCAGCGGCCTGTACGTGACGCGCCGCAAAACTGCAACGTACCGCGCAACCGGCCATCGCTGCTTACACCCTTGAGTAGCGTTTTGTACTTGCTGGTGCTGGTGGTACTGGACTGCAAGCGGATTGCCAGCAGTTCACGCAATGCCCCCGGTAAATCAGGATCAGCTATACGGCGCTCGAGCGTGCTTTTTTGCATGTCCGGTAGGTCCACCCCGAACGCGCTGGCGATATGCCTTAACATGGCGTCGCGCTGGGTTGCCGCCTGTACTTCGTCGTTGGTCATGTCCTGGGTACGCTTAGCCAGAATGGCTTGTTCCGCGTCAACGGTGCGTAGCGCTGCTTCTGCGAGTTCAATGTCCATACACACGCCACGATCATTGATACGCTGGTCAAAGTGCCAGAGATCTAACTCATTACCCTGGTAGTTCCATGTCGGCAGGCGTTTATGTACTTCACGCATGGCCTCTATATCGTTCCCTGCGTAGGCCACAAAGCGACGCCACTCTTCCGGGTGCGTTTTGCCGGTGGCGCGCCGCAGTTTGTTGTTTTTCGGACGTGGTTTGCAAAACAGTTGGATTAGCGCTTTGCCTTCTTTGTCTTTCGCCTTGTCCTGAGGGATATTGAGCACTTCACAGAGCGCGCCCAAGGCACCAGGCAGACCGTGCGCCAGCGCTTGTACCATTGTGTCGCGCCAACGTTCAATGGGCGGTAGAATATTAGGGAGGGCGTGCCGCATAACTGTACGGTCAAAGTGGGAGTTTTGCGCCCACACCTCGTAATTAGGATCGGCCAGCGCAGCGACAAAACGTTCGGGTAATGCGTCGCCGGCGGTAAGGTCGATAACCCGCACAGGCTCGTCGTCTATCGCCCATGCGATCAACATAACCTCAGCGCTTTCTGCATAAACGTGGGTACCGTTGCGTATCGGCACTTCGCAAAACGTTTCTTTATCAAGCCAGAGTTTTTGCATAGATAATGCCTCGTGGTAGTGTTTTGGGCAGCAGGCGCTTGCCCGCTCTCCAAAACACCCGGCACAAGGCCGGGTAGGGGGTTAGATCAATTCGGCGTCCGCGCCGTCGGCCACTTCATCGAAATCATCTTCACTGGCCACACCGCCACCGGCGAAGGCATCGCCATCTTTGAAGAACTGGACGCCACCCAGAGAGGCACTGATCCCTTTGCCCTTGTTCTCGTAGGCAAAGATGGTGATCGTTGCGTTGACGTAGCAGCCGGAGTAAGGGCGGCCATCGGCAGCAGTCAGCGGGGACTTGTCGCGGTCCAAAACCAGAGGGCGGGCCTTGTTGCTGGCGCGAATGTACATGCAGCCCTCATAACCGTCGTATTCCGGCTTTTCGATGCCATCGCGGTAGCCGTATTTCTGGTTGTTCCCCTTAATGGATGCGAGGATTGATTCGGCTTTCGCGCCCCATTTAGCCTTAGCCACGGAGAGGATCGCTGCCTCAATCTCTTTGTTGGCCGGGGCGCTTTTCGGGATCAGGAATGTGGCGGAGAATTTGAAATCACCTTCACCATCGAATTGCTTTGCTTCGAACAGATCAGGGAAGGCCAAACGGACGTTGGTTAATTTAACTTTCATGGGTAATTTCCTTAGATAAGAGACTCTGCATCCGCCTCGATGGCGGCTACATCTTCAAAGTCGTTTTCAGGGTTGATAATGACGGTCGGGCGGGGATCGCTTTCCGGCGCTACGGTGTTTTTGCCATCCGGGCGGGTGATTAACTTTTCCAGCTTGGACCACTGGCGCGGGTTGTCTTTCTTCAACAGCTTTTCGGCAGGGGCGGGGCCGATCAGTTTGAACGTGTAGCACTGTTCTTTCTTGAGGCGGAACGATTTCAACAAGGTTTCAGCTTCGGCTTCGCTACTCCACGCCCGGTTACCTTTCTTGCCTTCCACCAGTTTGAACCCTGGCACGCAGTGGCCGGTGTTCAGCTCGGCATCTACACGGGCGCGTAGTGCTTTGCAAAAGCCCTCGATGGAGTCAACCTGAGTGTAGAGGTCTGCCAGTTGTTTGGGGGTGAGTATGGCTATGCGGTTGGGGGTATCTTCGAGTTGTGGTGCCAGCGGCTGCGTGAGGTCAACAAAATCACCCGCGACAATATCAAGGTGGCTTTGCGCCTGAGCAGCACACCGACCGCCAGCCGCCTTACACCAGCGGCATTGTTTTCCGCCCGGTGTAAACACATCTGCTGGAAGCGTGTCGATGCCCTCACATTCGGCAATCGCCGCGGTAGTGATTGCGGCGGCTGCGGCCTCTTTGGCCCGCTCACCGAACGCCCGCAGGTCTTCCACGCTGATAGCCCATTCAGAACAGTGGTTGAGTCGTGGTTGGTGGATGAACACGCGCACGCTGTCAAAGTCCATTAGGATGCTGAACTGATCCAGTGCGCCAAGGGCGTAAAGCTGTAGCTGTTCGTTTTCCTCGGCATCCACTTTGACGCCGCGACCAAATTTCAGATCGTGGACTTGCAACTCGGTACCGGCAAAAATAACGCCATCCGCCGTGCCGAACTGCTCAGGGACCCCCACAACATCAGAGAAATCGACACGTTGCTCAACCAGCAGCGTATTGCCCTCCGCTAGGTTCCACACGGTATCAACATAGGTTTGAACGTGCTCCGCCATTTCCTCGGTGACTTGCGGGCCTGGGTCGGTTGCTGATAAATGCGAAAGGGGGTAGGTGCCAATGTAGTCGGCGGCGTGCTGGCCCCCTTGTATTACCTGCCCCGCAAGCGTCGGATCCAGGCGATTACGTAGAACGCATTCAGCCAGCGCGTGGGCGGCGGTACCTTCAACAGCAAACTCGGATCCGCTGTCTGCTATACCGGCCTCTAGCGCCAGGCTACCTATACACCTTAGCCAACGGTGGGCGGAGGATGGTGATAATCGAGCATGTTGGTCAGGCATTCATAACCTCCTGAATGTGTTTCTGCCTCGCGGCCTCAGCGAGTTGTTTGGTGGGAAAAAGCCCGAGGGATTTGAATTTGCCATTCACACGGCCATAGGCTTGCCAAGGATTTTTTCTTCCTTCACAGTACCGAACCCCAACCACCCCTGATTTGTTCTTACGGGTGTGGGAATTAGCCCTGTTCTGTGACACGGAAGCCCAGCGTAGGTTTAGCGCGCGGTTGTCATCACGTTGCCCGTTAATATGGTCAACTTCGGGACCTGCCCCAGGGGTGAATGCCGCGGCGACAAGACGATGAATTTTAACCGTTGTTTTTTTACCCGCTTTCCACAAATCTGTTATCAGATAACCATCGGCGTCTTTGCGGGGTTTAAGTGTTTTTCCCTTAAGAGGGTAAACGCAGCCAGAGCCCTTATTTAGTACGGTTCTATCCAAGCTTCTAAGGTTGCCAGCATCGGAAATCTGGTAAGTTCCCTCGAAGCCTGAAACATCTATCCAGGCTTCTGGCATGGTTAACCCTCCAGAGCTTTCTCGGCAGCAGCAATTACCGCCGGGAGGTCTTCGGGCTTAACCGCACCCAGGCGAGTAGCGCCGAAGTCGGCTAGGATCTTCACAGCTTCGCTACGGTAACCGCCTTTGGCCAGCGTCAGGATCAGTTGCTCGGCCTGGGCAAAGAGTGCTTTCGGGTCGGCGTCCGGTGTTTCGTCTTTCGGCTTGGTAGAAGCCTTTGGCTTGGCAGGTTTGACCTTGGCGCGGTCCTCTTTCGGTGTATCGAGCAGCAGATCGGCATAGGTGCGGCGTTCGGTGATACCCGGTAGCGCATCCCAATGTTCAAACATCTGCAGTGCGAGGTCGAACACCCCGGCGCCGTGCAGCTTGGTAGCACGGTCAATGCCCTTGAGTGCCATCGTCAGCGCGTCGATCTGCGCGTCACGTTCTTTGCCGTCTTCGGTTTCAGTGATGGCTATCGCTTCGGTGATCATTTCCTCGTTAAAGGAGCGCCCTTTTTCACCAAACAGGTAAGCCAGAGCTACTGCAACCGGCAATGGCTGGCTTTCGAGCGTTACCGGCTTGAATGTGGCCTTACTTGCTTCTTCTTGTAGCTGCAGGTATTCCACCTTGGTGATTTCGGTGTAGCCCTTTTCGATATGCGCTACCAACGTAGATTCGCTATCGACAATGCACGGTGCACCTTCCCCCTGGCGGATATAGAACGGCCCTTTACGTGGCTTTTTACTGCTGGTGGCTTCGCCTGCCTGGGTGGTACCCTCGGCTTTCGGTTGGTGTGGGGTGTCGGCGGTAAAGGTTTTTCCACCGGCTAGCGCCGCGATGAGTTGCCGCATTACTTCGGTGTTTTCTTTCAGTGCTAATTCCAGGCTCATTGTTATGCTCCAGCGAGATATAGGATGAAAGAGGCAATGCACAACGCTGTCAGCAGGGAGAGCAGGCCTCGGGTTTTTGGGGTGTGGAAATCCGCACCGGTAAGGCGATACCGGTGTTGTTGCTGTTTAAGGGAATTCATGGGGGTCACTCCTTTTTCTATCGGGGAGCGCACCCGCCGAGGTTAGCCGGATACGCTTTCAGATATAAAAAAGCCCCAGCGGATTGGGGCAAGGGAGAACTGCATAGTTTTATTGTTATGGGTGTTAATCTGTCAGGCGGCCAGGTGCCCGACATACCCCTACAGCGAGATTCTGTGGTAGCATTTTGTTACCCCTAAAGTTTTGTGAGTGATAAAAATGCCCGAATGGATTTCAGCATGGGTTGCCAAAATATTTGGCAGCGAGCCAGTGGTGAAGGTCATGTACGTATTAATCGTCTGGATCGGGTTAGTGCTTTTGTCACCGGAGAGCGCTACAAATGCGGTAGAGGATAAAGTCAAAATCCCCTATATAAGTTTGCTTATCATTTTCGCTATCGCCTTTGCCATAGTCGATGCTGCACAACGGGCGTTGACTGTGTGCCGTTCGTGTTTGGCAAAACGCGCTGAAGCTGCGGAACAAAAAACTCAGGCGGAGAAAGAGCATAGTGCTCTTATGTCTATGATCGAAAAACTGGACGAAGCAGAAAAATCGGTGCTTAAGCCCTTCGTTATGGAAGGTTGCAATACATTCTGGCTCGATCTTGACGATGTAGCTGTCACTAGCCTTTCTCAACAGCGGATACTCTGTTCTTCTCACCGTCGTCGTATTGTTGACCGAAAAACCCAAATAGCTTATCGCATTGACGCTGAGTATCGTCACGTTGTCGATGAGTATTTCAAAGACTCATAGTAAAAAGGTCGTTAAAATCCTACAGCCGAAATTAACAGTGGTTCTGTCACTTGAAAGCGGCGACTGAGTAGCACTCGTGCTTCATGTCATTGGTTGACAGAGTTCCGCCATAACTTTTGGCGCAATCAATATCGATATGTGAAACACGGTAGCCAACATAAAAACGACCATAGGACTCTGCGTGTTTGGTAGCGCCTGAAACGACCTTGCCTAACACGGTCCTTTTCGTTGTGTCTAGACGGCTGTTAATTACCAGCGCTGCGGTGTGAGCCTCAAAAATAGCGTTCCTTTCTACCATCTCAGCCAGGCGAGCTAGTTCGGCAGCAAGGTCTTTCTTCGACCACTCGTCACCGTTCCAATCATCCATATTGGCCTGCACGTAACCTTCGATAGCTTCCTGCATGTTGTTGTAGTATCCGCCCGCATTCTGCATATCTGAGCTGCATTCGCACTGAAAAGCGTTCGCCACGCTGTTGATAATCAACGCTGCCAGCGCGTCAGCATTGCGCCATTTACCCGCTTTACGAAAAGCCTTATCGGTGATGAAGCCAGTCAGGAAGCCAGAATCGCATTTTGCGATGTGAGCTGCTTTGGTCAGTGCGTTGATTGCTGTCTTGCTCATAGCGTTACCCTCAATTAGTGGTCTTGCCAAAGCCCTCGCGTGTTGCAAGGGCAGCGGTAAGTACACTTTGTTGTCTTTCACATGATCTGTTCCTCCTGTGGTTGAAAAAGAGCTGGTCCAGTCGGTCACCCTGCGTAGGTGGCTGTTCGGCGATTGCGTCGCTCGCTGAGGGGCGTTTAGCTGTATTGAACACATTTCGTGTTGATGATGAATATCACGTATTGTGTTTTGTAAGTCAACACGATTTGTGTTTTATTTTGCGTGAGGTAATAAAAAACCCGCCGAAGCGGGTTGAGAGAAGGGCTAGCCGAACTTGTAAATTTTTACCGTTTACGTCGGTGGATTCGATGCTCAACCATTGTTCCGATGATTTGGATCGGTTGTTGCTCGGAATCAATCGTCGGGTAATCAGGATTCAGCGGAAGTAGTTCAAAAGCACCGTTTGCCTTGGGCCGATACTTTTTGAATGTTGCTTCGTGGTCGCCATTTCTTGCAACAACGAACTCGCCGGGGTGAGGGGCTACCGCAGGATCGACGATTATCGTATCGCCTTCCTTAAATTCAGGCTCCATAGAGTCGCCTTTTATTCTTAGAGCAAACCCTAACTCCGATATGTTCTCGTCAAATACGATAGTGGTTTCTATATCCTCCGGGCAAAAAAGGCTATCGGCCTCTGTGAATGCACCTGCCTGTACATAGCTAACAAGGGGAAGGCTGCGGCCACGCTGGTTTATGAATACCGCGTTATCAGGGGTACCAAAAATCAGTTCGCCGGGGCTTACTTTTAATGCACTGGCGATCACTACGGCATCTTCTACGTTTACCTTCCTGCTATCTGTTTCATAGTTGCCAATGCGTGACTGTGAGGCCCAACCACACCGAGTGGCTAGCTCTGCTTGGCTAATACCCAGTGCTTCTCTTAGGCGTTTAATGCGCTGTCCAACAGTTTCCATTTTGTCTCAGCTCCTACACAACGTGATTAAGTTGAAGTATTTTTATCACGTTATGTGTTTTTTATCTCTCACGAGTTGTGTTTGACGATAATCACAATACGTGTTTAAATTCCTGAATTGGAGGTAACATATGAACAACATCTCTCTTGCTCGTAAAACTGCTGGGATTACCCAGCATCAGCTGGCCGAAGCGCTTGGTTGGAATCAGTCGCGGATAGGGAACTATGAAGCAGGTACACGAACCCCTGATTTGTATTCTTGCCGTCGGATCGTGGAAATACTGAACACTTTGGGGGCCGATTGCTCCTTAGATTCTGTATTTCCTCCCCATAATATTATGACAGAAGAAAAGGCATAGCCCATGACCCAGCAAGAACGTTGGGGGGCGACGCCCGAGGAATGGTTTCACTTCGACCTGATCCTGGGTCGAGGTGGTGACCTGCGGCCTGTTGTGTGTAACCCCTCCGCGAGCATTTCCCCTTTAAGCAAGATGAAAAAGCTAGGCAAGACGCCAAGCATTTACAACGGTAAGCGCCTGGTTGCCGGGATCAGCGATTGGGCGCAGCAGCCCCTCGCGAGTGATGCTGACCTCGAAAAGTGGATCCGTGAGCCTGATTACGGGATCTGCGTTCGTGCTGGCCGCGGCTGGCTGGCGCTTGATTGCGATGTTCTCGACGCCGATCAGCAGCAGGCCATTCGTGATCAGCTTATTGAGCACTTTGGCGAATTGCCGCCGCGCCGGTACCGGGAGAACAGCAACAAATGCCTGTACCTGCTGGCGGTCGAGGGTGATTACCGCAAACGTATTCACCGCCTGGAAGGTGAGGCCGGGATCGTTGAGCTATTGGCCGAAGGCCAGCAGTTTGTAGCCGCTGGCGTGCATGAGTCGGGCGCCCGCATTCAGTGGGACGGTGGTCTACCGTCTGATCCGCTTACGGTAACAGCCGACCAGCTCGAGGCGCTTTGGTCTGCCTTGGCCGATGTTCTCCCTGTGGTGTCTTCCACCGAGGCCGGGGTGGGGCGTTTGCGTGACCGTAGCCAGAGCACACCGGGTGCCACAGATGATGTGGCCGACTACCTGGACGCTAACGGCTGGACGTTGGATTTTGGCGCCAGTGGTGAGCGTTACATCCGCTGTCCGTTTGAAGACGGCCACAGCTCGGCTACCGATACCACATCAACGGTGTATTTCCCTGCGAGCACCGCCGGGTTTGAGCTGGGACATTTCAAATGTCTGCACGCCAGTTGCGCACACCGTAATGATGGCGATTTCCTTAATGCTATTGGTTTCCGTGATGGTGATTTTGAGGACCTGGTTGCCACCGAAGAAAAGCCCCAGGGGTTTACCGATATTGATACCGATATGACGAGCCACTTTTTAGAGCGGTTTATCTATGTAGTGGATGGCGACAAGGTGTGCGACTTATCCCGGCCACCCTATAACTGCATGATGGAAATGAAGGCGTTCAAGAACCTGATGGCTCCGTACCAGTTCCCACCAATAGGGAAGGGCAATGCAACCCCAGCGACGAAGGTGTGGATCGAGCGGCCAACCAAGAAGGTCGCAGAGTCCACCGGGTACCAACCGGGTAAGGGGCGACTTATTGAGCGCCAGGACGGGCGGTATGAGATCAATGAGTTCTACTTGCCAGAGCATGCTAAAACGTCCGATACGCGCAAGGTAGCCACGTTCCTCGACCATATGGCCTACCTGGTACCTGACGAGTGGCAACGTGAGTTCTTCATTGCGCGTCTGGCGTGGATGGTGCAACGCCCCGAGCGGCGTTGTCCGATTTCTATTCTGCATGTGGCTACGGCCCACGGCACCGGCAGGGGGTGGGTAAGCCAACTGATGGAAAAAATATTAGGGCCGTGGAACTGTGCTCGCACACGCATGAAGACCCTGTGTGATAACCAGTTTCACGATTATCTATACCACACATTGCTATGCACCATCGATGAGGTGAGGGAGAACGACAAGCGGTATGAGGTCAACGACAAGATCCGCGATGTGCTGACCGAGCCACGTTTCGAGGTCAACCGGAAGTACGGTAAGAAGCTGACCATCGATATCTTCACTGGCTTTCTGTTCTACACCAACCACTACGATGCCCTGGCGCTGCCCGAGGAAGACCGTCGTATCGCCGTGTTGGGTGGTCCGGATGTTGAGGCGAGCGAAGATCACTATGTTCATCTGTACGGCGCGTTGGGCGACAGTGACTTCATTGCCCAGGTGTACGCTTACCTGATGAACGTAGATATTTCCCGCTTCAATTGGCAACGTGCGCCGCTCACGAAAGAACGACAATTGATGATAGAGAGCAATAAGAGCGATGTTGAGGCGGCTGTGCTGTCCGTTCTGGACAATCCACCGGTACCCGCGATGACTTACCAGCAAATTGTCAACGAGGTAATCAAGGAAATTGGATTAGATGCAGAAATTAGTCAAAAGCATATTACGCGTATCTTGAAAGAAAAAACAAAAAGGCCAGCAACCGACTTGGTAAAAATTAGCGGGATGGGATATCGCTTCTGGATACTTGTAAAAAATTGCGAGTTCAGCAACGACGAATTACGCGCGTTTTTTGAAACGTGCGAAAAATTGCAGAATTCAATCTAAAAAAGGTAACAGATAGGTAACAGATAAAAGGGGATCTGTTACCTCGTTAAAATAATAAAAAACAATAACTTAAGGTGTAAAGGTAACAGGTAACAGTTGTTTTTAACTATATATACGCGAGAGATTATATTTATGTATTATGTACGTGCGCATACGTATATAGACCTAGAAGTAACTGTTACCTGTTACCTAAAGTGCCTCGAAGCCTGACGGCACAAGGGTTGGAATAGGGTAACAGATGGGTGTTTATCTGTTACCTATCTGTTACCTCGGCAATTAACTTGCAGAAAATTACGAGTATCGGAAAGGAGAAGGGAATATGTCCATGATTTTTCGGCAGTGTATGCCTTACGGCATTCGGCGCAAGGAAGACGGCTCTTGGGAAGCTTTCAATAGGGATTATAACTCTTTAGGGGATTCATTTTTCTTTAAACGTAGCCTGACACAAGCAACGATTAATGCACTGGCTCCGCCACCAATTACACAAAAAGACGGTTCTGTTTGGTTGTACATCGATACACAGCACCCCATGGATTCGGCAGCGAACTGGGAGGCTTATTCCGGAAGGCTTAAAAAGCTGATGAGTTTGAAAATGAAAGACGAGAGGTAACGTCTTTATAAAATTTGTTGAAAAAAGTTGAGGTCAATTGCTATGCGCAGAAATATGCAGGAAGTTTTAGAACGGTGGGGGCGATGGGCGGCGAGCGAAGAGTATTGCTCGTTGGTCGACTGGCCCTCGCTGTCGGTCACTCCCTACGGCACGCCAGTCCAGCGTCGGAGTAAACCCGGTTGCTCGGAAGAAGACGGCGCCGCTATCGATGCTTGCGTGGCACATATGGGACTCGTGTGCCACCCGGATGATCTGCTGATCCTGGGGCAACGATTCATAGGTGGGCATTCAACGCGTTATATTGCGGAGGCGATGCACAGGGATAGAAACGCAGTTAGAAAATCGCTACAGGCTTCTGAGGCGTTCTTGGAAGGGGGGTTAGTCACGCTTGGCATTAGGCTTGATATGGATCTTGAGGTGATGCTGCCCGAGAGGGTTGTGGGTACCCAAAAACATGTGCTATGCTTCTAACGTCTAAAATTGTAAATGCAATTTGACCCCATCCAAGAGCCTCGCCATCGTGCGGGGCTTTTTGCGTTTGTAGGAGGCTGAAAGCATGATGCATTGCCCCTTGTGCGGTAAGGCCGCACACACGCGGTCTAGCCGCTACCTGAGCGCCACGACCAAAGAGCGCTACCACAAATGCCAGGACGCTAATTGCGGTTGCTCGTTCGCGACCCACGAAACCATCGATCGGCTTATTGTCAGACCACAGCTCGTTAACCCACAAAACATGCCAGAACAGGCGTTTCAGCGATAAAATAGGCTATGCAAAAAGCACCCTGTTTTATGCACGGTTTATGCAGTCCGATTTACGCTAAACGGGAAAGAAGATCGCCAGAAAAACGGCGTTCACCTGGTCAGCGGGATGAGTGCTGTTTCGGCGGTGCGGGTAACGACCATTATGTTAAAAAGCCTCAAAAATCACTAATTATTCGCGCGTTGAAGGTGGCGGCTATAGAGTGATATGAAACCATAGAATGGTAACTATTGCATTTGAAATAATTATAGTAACCTGCTGTTAATTGACAATATTAAATGAGAAGAGTTTAATGCCTGCTCTGAAATTCTTTGGGAGAGGGAAATGAAAACTTTCTGGGTAGGTGTGACAGTAACATGTGTGTATTTTTTATTACTCTGTATCACCGTAGCTGCATTGAAATTGAATGTAATGACATCATGGAACGAGTTAGGTGATTTTTTGGCGGGAGTTTTCTCTCCGGTGGCTTTTCTCTGGCTAGTTTTGGGATACTTACAGCAGCAGAAAGAATTACAACAAAACACTAGAGCTCTGGAGTTGCAAGCAGTTGAGTTGAAAAACTCGGTTGATCAATATCGTGATATGGTTTCAGTAGCGAGAGATCAACTTAAAATGGATCAGGAAAGTATAAGTACTGCTAAGTTTGAGAAGGAGAATCAATATAAACCAAGAATAAAAGCTCCATCCGTGAAACCTGCGGTTATATCTGGAGGCGTTTATTTTGTATATCGCGGCATATTGGAGTTGGCTGGAGAGGATGCTATGAATGTGTCAATAAAGACAGAACCACCTTTTCCGCCATTCAATGGAGTTAACGTTCACTCATTAAAAAGTGGAGGGTTTAATTTGGGGGAAACACAAAACATTCATGTTGACTCACTCCCAAAACAATTTGTTTTAACTATCATGTATGAGAGCAAGCTTGGTATTGCTTACGTGGATAAGTATACATACATTTTAGCAGAAGAAGGTAAATACTCAATAATAGATGATGAGTATATATAACTTACATATATAATATGTTTATTCATTAAAAACCACTTACGAATGACTCGCGAGTGGTTTGACCTATGCAGTTGGTCCCACCTATGACAGCTTCCCCTTGAAGCTCGAAATAAACAAAAATGTTTAGATTGCCTCTTGCTTGTATAAACAAAAATGTTTATAATGATTTCAAGTTAAACAAACAGGAGGAGGAAGTGAAGCAACGCGAGTTCCAGCGTTGGCTTGCAGCACAAGGGGCGGAGTTTTCTAACGGTACCAACCACCTGAAAATCCACCTCAACGGCAAGCAAACGATAATGCCAAGGCATCCGGGGAAGGAAATACCGGAGCCGCTGAGAAAAGCGATTCTCAAGCAACTTGGCCTTAAATAATAAACCAGCCCTCCGGGGCTGGTTACTCGCGAAGGTTCACTTAGTCAAATATGCGATATCCCGTAAAATTTGAGCATGACGAAACCGGGTGGTGTGTATCGTTCCCGGACATCCCGGAGGCATTAACGGGCGGAGATACCAGGGAAGAAGCGCTATCGTTGGCGCAAGACGCCTTGGTAACGGCGTTTGATTTTTACTTTGAAGATCGGCGGCCCGTGCCGATGCCAAGCACTGACGGCGAAGAGTTTATCGACGTACCGGCCAGCGTGGCGGCTAAGGTGCTGCTCCTTAACGCCATGATCGCCACCGGCACAACACCGGCTGAACTGGCCCGCCGCTTGGGTACACGACCGCAGGAAGTTAACCGCATCGTGACCCTAAACCATGCGACCAAAATCGATACGATCGAGGCCGCGCTTAAGGCGCTGGGCAAGCGGCTAGAAATAACCGCTCTGTAATCATTATCAACCTATCTAAAGGCTCACTTCGGTGGGCCTTTTTCGTTTCTACCGCCCGGCGTTCGCTGAGCGAACAAAGGAGATTATCAATGACGTTACCTGTATCGAGGGCGCCGGAGACGGCGGTAGTTGGCGGGGCAACGCTTCTCGGCCTGCTGTCTGGGCCTGATGCTGCTGATGTGTTCATAGGTGCCTTTATCGGCTCTGTGATTTTCGTTATCAGCGCCAAGGATTACACGTTGTTTGTTCGCGTGCTGCTCTGCCTCGCGTCGTTTGTCGTGGGGATTGTTTCTTGCGACTTCTTCGCCTCCCTGATCTCTGCATTCCTGCCGGGCAGTGTAAGCGCCACGCGGATGATTGGGGCGATCGTCAGCTCTGCCGTGTCTGTTCGCCTACTGATGGCACTGACGCAACGTGCATCCGATCCCGACATACTGAGAAGGGGGCCGCATGATTGACCTACAAATATTGCTGGCGTTCGCTAACGGCCTTTCATGCGGCTTGATGTGTACCCGAATGCTGACCTACCGCCGCAATGGGGCTAAATTCAACCGTTCTGCGTCGCTTCTTGCTTACCTTCTGATTATTGCCAGCGGCACGGTTGCCATCCGGATCGCCTTTAGTGAGTACCGAATCATTGATCCCGCCGAAACACTGTTGAACCTAGTGCTATGCATGGCTGTATTCCGGGCGCGGGGCAATGTGTCTCAACTGTTTTACGGGGAGCGGTCACAATGAATAATTTCCGATTCAGCAAGCGCAGTGAGGGAAACCTCGTTGGCGTAAACCCGGCATTGGTCAAGGTCGTTCGCCGCGCGCTGGAGCTTACCACCGTCGATTTTATCGTTATCGAGGGCGTTCGCACGGAAGCGCAGCAGCGCGATAACGTGAGAAAAGGTGTTAGCAAGACGATGGACAGCCGACACCTAACCGGCCATGCGGTGGATCTATTCCCCGTTGGCGGTGACTGGAATGATTATAAGTGCTGGCTGCCGGTGCTGGACGCTATGCACAATGCTGGTGCCGAGCTGGGCGTGAAACTGCGCTTTGGTATCACTTGGACGGGCAGCCCGCACGACAAGCCCGCCCGGTTCCTAGACGCGCCGCATGTGGAGATCCCCGCATGACATGGTTGAACAAATACGGGTTGATCGGTGCGTTGCTGGTGGCTATCTGCCTGGGCGGCATAAACGGGGTGCTGACAAGCCGCCTGGATAAAGCCGACAAAACAAACCAGGCGCTAAGCGACAAGAACGCCGAGCTAAGTATGTCGGTGGCAGATCGTGATGAAGCGATCACTGTGCTGAAAGAGTCAATTGACGCTGACCGGCGCGCCACGGAAGAACAGTTAAAGGTTGAACAGCAGAAGAGGGCCAAGGCCGATGCTGAAAACGGAAAGTTACGCAAAGCGTTGGAGTCGAGTGACTGTAGCAATCAGCGTTTGCCTGATTCTGCTATCGACATCCTGCGCTGATAAGCCAAAACCCCCTCCATCCCCGCAGATCATTTACGTGTACCCGCCAGCGGTGTATTCGCAGCTATGCGAGAAAACGCCGTTCACCGGCTCGACGTTTGGTGATGCGGTGATATCGCTACAGGCCGCCCAAAACGAGCTGGACGTGTGCGCTTCTCGCATCGAGGGGCTGATTAAGTGGCAACGAGAACACAAGTGAAAAGGGCAAGATGTTACGTGCAAAGTTGGGTAAAATGGTGGCGAAAGGACTTAACACTAAAGTAGGAGGCAGACTCATGAGCGATTTTGGCGAAAATGATGTTTTCGAAGAAGAAAACGATATTAACGAAGATTGTGAAGACGGTTGTGGCGAAGAGTTAGTCCCTGAAGATAGCGATGCGTCAGAAGGTAGCCTTGATGAAGAAGGTGACTTCGATGAAGAGGATGACTTCGATGAAGAGGATGACCTCGATGAAGAGGATGACCTCGATGAAGAGGATGACCTCGATGAAGAAGGCGACGAAGATTTTGTTCCTGATTACGGGTATGAGTCAGATGATGACAACTTCGATGCAGCGTATGATGATATTGTTAAATTTAACGAAAATAACTAG